GTGAGTCGACGGTCAGCCGCGAGGAGAGTCCGGTTCCTGCCCGAGAAGCAGATCGAGAGAGAGGCCCAGCTTCTCCTGGATGAATGGTCTGCGCAAGGCCACGAGGTCGGCGTACCGGTCCCGCTCGAATGCATCCTCGAGTCGCATCTGCAGCTCGGGTTCGAGCTGGAGGATCTGCGCGCCCGGTTCGGGGGGCACGATGTGCTCGGCGCGATCTGGTTCGCTGACCGCATCGTTCGCATCGACTCGTCGCTCGACCCGGTCGAGCATCCCGCGATGCTCGGCCGCTACAACTTCACCATCGCCCACGAGGTGGGCCACTGGCGGCTGCACCGCGACCAGCTCCTGAACGATCCCAACGAGGCCATGCTCTTCGAGGCCGGCGGCGGGCCGGCGTTCGTCTGCCGCGACGGCGACCGCGCGCCGGAGGAGTGGCAGGCCGACAACTTCGCGAGTTGCCTGCTCATGCCCCGCGAGTTGGTCCGATCCGCATGGCGCGACTGGCGGGGCACCGATGATCCCGTTGCGGTCGCCGACCTGGACGTCGGAGATTTCCACGGCGACAGAGAGAAGGACGAGCAGATGGCGAAGGAACGCTTCTGCCGCGAGTTTGCGGACATTTTCGAGGTGTCCGCTCAAGCGATGCGCATCCGGCTCGAGAAGCTCGAGCTGTTGGTGCAGGAGATTGAACCCGGGCTTTTCTGAGGGGGCGCGGTGTCCTCTCTATTTGCCGGGGCTGTTTACTGTCCAGGGGACAGAAAGGATCGTGATGGCCAAGCCGTTCGACCCCCGCAAGGTGCTCAAGCAGATCGCCAACCCCCTGCTCCGGGAGTTCTTCTCGCGGCGCAGCGAGCTGCTGGACGTGCCGTGGGACGACATGACCGAGCACCGCATCGAGCCCGTCTTCGAGGCGTGGCAGGAGCTGCCCGAGCGGCAGCGCCTGGAGGTCCAGGTGATCCTGCGGGACATCAACGAACTTGCCGACCACCGCGGTATGTCGGTCCTCGCTGAGGAGATCCTCTGGCGGGCCCCGGACCTGGCGGAGCAGTTCAAGGCACAGACGAGCAAGCAGGACAAGGCGATGTGGGTGTACCTGCACCTGCCTGCGGCGTTCTCGGAGGCGGCGCTGTTCGCGCGGGCGGACGCGCTGGCGGCCGGTCGCCACTGGAAGCGCCGCAACAGCCTGCCGAAGGAGCCGCTCGACGTCACCGGCCAGATGCTTGAGGCGCTGAGCGCCGCGCTGACCTCGTTCTACGGCCCCGTGCAGATGCGCGGGCGGTGCTGCAAGGTCGTCCACTACCGCCGCCAGGGCGGCGCGGACTACTTCTTCGCGTACCTCGACGACTACCCCGACAAGCACATTGTGTTTGACGCCGAGAGCGATCAGCCGACCATCCGCTCGGACCGCTATGCGTTCGAGAACGTGTTCGTCTACAACGCCGACGACGGCTCGCTCGAGGTCTTCGCACAGGGCGGCAAGAAGGTCTGGGAGCCGCTGCAGTGCGCGTTCTGCAAGGCGGTGCTCGGGCGAGCGATTGATCCGGCCGACCCGCTCCGCCCGACTTTCGTGCTCGACCAACTGCTGACGCCGGATGCGCCGTTGCCGCTGGAGGCCGGCGACGGCGTTGAGGAGGCCCGGATCACCCGCATGCGGGTCGTGCCCCGCGGTTGCTCCGGCTACATCGAGGTCAAGGCCGACCCGAAGGGGAGCCGCAATGACATCTACCGCAAGCTCGAGCGGTGGGTCAGCCCGGCGCTGATGACCTCTGAGGGCGCTCGGGTCGCCTCGGCCTCGTTTTCTTTGCGGTTCGCGCACGACGGGCCGGGGCGGCCGCCGACGCTGTCGTTCGACGTCTCCGCGCCGAATTCCAGCAACCTCAAGAGCAAGCCCGACGAGCAGAGGCTGGTCGGCGAGCGGTGCCTGAAGCGTTGGGGGGTGACGGATGACGAGTGAAACCCTCCTGAAGCTGCTGCTGGTTGCGGCCGACGAAGCCGGGCGAGTCTTCGATCACCTCGATATCTCCGAGTGGCCTCCTGGCGCTCTGGCCGATTACGAGCGGCTGGGTCTGCTCCGCCCGTCGTCGAACGGGCTTATGGCCCCGTGCCCGCACTGCGAGGACCGGCACGTGGAGGTCGTGGCGCTCGGCGAAGGCCCGGATGGGCAGCGTCGCTGCTACATTTGGTGCCCGGAGGAACTCCGCGTCGAGGTCTCGCCGGAGATGTGCCGGGGATGGGAGGTCAGTCCGGATGGGCTGGCCGCGGCGGTGGCCGGTGGTCTCGCCTTGAAAGGGACGCCATCGGTGGTGTTGCCGAACCGGCTCTGGCGGCTCGGCCGGATTCCGTGGGAAGGCAAGACCAGGGAAGTCGTGCTGGCAAGCCGCCTGCGTGAGTCGGACGCGGCATCCGTCGCGGCGCACGTGGGGGCGGGCGGCCGGTCGATCGTCCTGGTCCCGCACCACATCCCGGACGAGCGGATCTGGCCCGGTCGGGTGCCAGCGGTCATCGCTCTCGCACGCATTGCGATGATGAATGGCCCGCGCTTCGTGATCGATGGAGTTGCCTTGGTGGACCTCGTCACCGAGGCTGACTCGATCGTTGAGGCGGCGAGCCTGCTCCCCATCGATCCGGAGATCAAGAAACGGGTCGTCCGGCGGCAGGTGAAGGCGGAGATCAAGGGCCACTTGGAGGACGACGTTCTCATCGCCGCGCGTCTGACCCACGGTTCCACGCGGAAGGCCGCGACCGCCCTGACGGAGCAACTCGGCCGCCCGGTCTCCAAGGACCAGGTCCAGCGGGCGATCGATCGCGCCGGCGGACTCGGGGCTCTGGCTGAGACCGAGGACTCGGCGTCCGTCGCCAGGTCTGTCGCGTCGCAGTCCCGCGACAGGGCCAAGAAATTCTCGCAACGTCGGTAAATTCCTTCAGATCCGGAATTTACAGGCACTTCAGGCGGACGCGAAGTCCGCCTTTTCTGTGCGCCGGCCGCGACACCAGGGGCTGCGTCCGAGGCCGGCCGGCTCATAACCGGCCAGTCACGGGCGCACCGGTGTTCTTCCGCGGCAGGTGATCGCGGCACCGCATTCCACGTGCACTGCGTCGGCTGGCTCGGGAGCCAAGACGCCGGCCTCGGAGAAATCCGATGGCCGAGAGCCACCGCATCGTTTCCGAGTCCTTCACCCGCACTCTCATCAAGATCAAGGCCGCGCAGCTGTGCCGGCGGAGCGACTTCTCCCGTTCGGACTACGACGACCTGCGCCAGGGGATGCTCGTCTACCTCTTGGAGAAGGCCCACCTGTTCGATCCAGCCCGGGGATCTCTAGAGGCCTTCGTGACCAACGCCCTGAACTCCTGGGTGAAGATGGAGCTGCGCTTCCGCTCCCGCATGAAGCGGCGCGGCGATCTCGATGCGGTGTCGCTTGAGGACACGGCCGTCGAGTTCAACGGCGATGCCGACTCGCTCGACGCGATTGTCGGCGAGGCCGACCAGCAGCGCCGCACCCGCAGCGTGCCGATGTCGCCGATCGATTTGATCGATCTGGGCGACGCGGTGCGGCACGCCCTCGCGCAGCTCTCTGAGGAGGACCAGGACCTGCTCCGCCATGTCGCCAAACACGGCGTTGCCGCCACTGCCCGCGAGTGGAGCCGCCGGCTGGGAGCGGGCGTGTCACGTCGCCGCATCGAGAACGCGGTCGCCCGCATGCGTCAGCGCTTCGAGGACGCCGGCCTGGGCGAGGGCTGATCGCGCACCCACCCCGGGGGCGGCATAGGGGACCAGTGAGCACCCCAACGCACCCCCCCACAACGCCGGGACCGGCCTCTCTCTCCCTCTCCGGATCGCTCGGCCTTCCGCCCGCCACGGCGCGGGCGGGGGCCGGGCTCCGGAGACGAAGGGCCGGTCGGAACCGGCAAGGAGGCATGCACGATGCACACGGCGGTTTTCAGATTCAGTTTCGACGAGGACGTCAACCTGATCGAGGCGGAAGCGACGCTGCAGCTGGCCATCTTGGCCGCCGAGGGTCTGCTCGGTGAGTCCCGGGTCAGGATGGAGTTCTCGTATCACCTCGACGCCCCCCGCGCGGCCCTGCTCGTGGACGGGAGCACAGCGTCGGGCGACGCCATCGTCCGCATCTACACCGCCTTCTTAAGCCGCGAGTTCGGCTCGGACCGGTTCGCCGTCCGCCGGATGTCGTCGCCAGCCACGGCCTCCGTTCCGAAGACGGGGGTGGCGGCGTGAGAACGACAGAGCCCTCGATCGACCTCGACCGCGTGCTCATCCGCGAGCCCGCCGATATCTACCACGCCCGTCGCGGCGATTGCCTGACCTCGCACCGCTTGGCCGAGTTCCGCTCGTGCCCGATGCTGTTCCGGCGGAAGGAGATGGGGCTGATCCCGGACCGGGACAGCTACGCGTTTCTCGTCGGTCGGGCGGCGCACACGCTGATCCTCGAGGGCCGCGGGCGCTACGAGGCCGAGTACGCGGTCGGCGGGCCGATCAATCCGAAGACCGGGCAGCCCTACGGCTCGAACACGAAGGCCTTTGCCGAGTGGGCCGAGAAGCGCGGCAAGCCCGTGCTGGCCGACACCGACGCCGCGACGGTCGAGCAGATGGCGGCGAGCGTGCGCGAGCATCTCTTCGCTCGGGAGTTGCTGGCCGAGGGCGTCGCGGAGGGCGTGGTGCGCGGCCGGATGGGCGGCGTGCTGTGCCAGGCTCGGCTCGACTGGGTGAACCCCAGGCACTGCCGCGGGCTCGTGGACCTCAAGACGGCCGACTCGCTGGACACGTTCGAGTGGCACATCGACGCGTTCGGGTATGTCCACCAGCTCGCCTTCTACCGGGCGCTGCTCGCCGTCGTGAGCGGCGTCGCCCTGCCCGTCCACATCATCGCGGTCGAGAAGCGCGAGCCGTTCCGCTGCGGCGTGTGGCAGATCGCGCCGCGGTGCCTCGACGCCGCCCAGGCCGAGAACGACCGCGCCATCGAAGAGCTCGTCCGCTGCCGGGAGACCGGTCGCTGGACCACGGGGTTCGAGTCCCTGCGGCTGTACGACCGCCTCTCCCTCACAAGCCAGTCCTGAACCAGCACACCAACCAGCAGGAGACCCATCGATCATGACCGCACTCGCACATATCCAGAAGGGCCGCACGCTGATGCCGCGGCGCGTGATGCTCTACGGCGTTCACGGCGTCGGCAAGTCCACCTTCGGCGCGATGGCCGAGACGCCCGTCTTCATCACGACCGAAGAGGGCACCAACGACATCGACTGCGACCGCTTCCCGCTGGCGACCAAGTACGCCGACGTGCTCGGGGCGCTGTCGGCGCTCTACAGCGAGGAGCACGGCTACCAGACGGTGGTCATCGACAGCCTCGACTGGCTCGAGCGGCTGATCTGGGCCGAGGTCTGCGCGAAGCGCGGCGTCGAGACCATCGAGGACATCGGCTACGCGAAGGGCTACGTCTTCGCGCTGACGCAGTGGCGCGAGGTTTTGGCCGGTCTCGACGCGCTGCGGACCGAGCGCGGGATGCAGGTCGTACTCATCGCGCACGCGGCGATCGAGAAGTTCGCCAACCCCGAGACCGACACCTACGACCGCTATGTGCCCCGCTTGCAGAAGCAGGCCTCGGCGCTGATCCAGGAGTGGTGCGACGAGGTGCTCTTCGCCACCTACCGCGTCCACACGAAGACCCAGAGCGAGGGCTTCGACCGCAAGCGCACGCAGGGCATCGGCACCGGCGAGCGGATCCTCCGCACGACCGAGCGGCCCGCCCATGTCGCCAAGAACCGCCTGAACCTGCCCGACGAGTTGCCGCTGGACTATCGCGTGTTTGCGGCGCTGGCGCGCGGCGAGGGCGATCCGACCGCCGTCACCGAGAACGAGACCACCCAGCACACCCAGAAGCAAGGAGCCTGACCCATGGCAGACCTGAACGGATTCGACGCGACGAACGTGGAGCCCAATGCCGGGTTCGATCCCATCCCCGCCGGCAAGTACCTGGCCGCCATCACGGCCAGCGAGATGAAGCCGACTAAGAACGGCAAGGGCGAGTACCTCGAACTGGAGCTGGAGGTGCTGGAGGGGCCGTTCAAGGGCCGCAAGCTCTGGGACCGGCTCACGCTCAGGCACCCCAACACGCAGACGGTCGAGATCGCTCGCAGCACGCTCTCAGCGATCTGCCGGGCGGTGAACGTGCTGCGGCCGCGCGACTCGGTCGAGCTGCACAACCTGCCGCTGGTTGTCAGCGTCGCCATCAAGAGCCGCGAGGACAACGGCGAGCCGACCAACACCATCAAGGGCTACGCGAAGCGGGACAACGGCGTCGCACAGCAGCGCCCGATGGCGGCCGCCGGGGGAGGGACGCCGCCGTGGAAGCGCTGACCGCCGCGGCGGCGGACGGCGGCGCGTTTGTCGTCGAGCTGCCGTACCCGCCCAGCGTGAACCACTACTGGCGTCGCGTCGGCGATCGGACGCTGATCAGCCGCGAGGGACGGAAGTTCCGCAGGCGCGTCTGCGCGCGGCTCGCGCGGCGAACGGCAGAGCCCATGTCGGGACGGGTGGCGGTGCATGTCACCGCCCACCCGCCCGACCGGCGTCGGCGGGACCTGGACAACGCGATGAAGGCCCTGCTCGACGCCCTCGGGCACGGCGGGGTGTACGAGGACGACGGCCAGATCGATCGGCTCGAGATCGAGCGCGGATCGGTCGTGCCCGGGGGCAAGGTGGTCGTCCGGATCACAAGCATGGAGGCGACGGATTGATGGAACTCAGGCCATACCAACGCGATGCCGTCGATGCGGTATGGAGCCACATCGCGAGGAGCGACACCAACCCCGCGGTGGTCCTCCCGACCGGCTCGGGCAAGACGCATGTAATCGCGGAGCTGTGCCGCGACGCGGTGCAGAAGTGGAACGGGCGGGTGATCGTACTCGCCCATGTGAAGGAGCTGCTGGAGCAGGCGGCCGGGAAGCTGCGGGCGGTCGCCCCCGACCTGCCGGTGGGCGTGTTCAGCGCGGGGCTGGGCCGGCGCGATCTCGGCTACGCGGTGACGGTCGCCGGCATTCAGTCGGTGTACCAGCGTGCGCACGACCTCGGGCCGCTCGACTTGGTCATCGTGGACGAGGCGCACCTGATCCCGCCCGATGGCGAGGGGATGTACCGCCGCTTCCTGGCCGACGCCAGCGATCTGTGCGATCACCAGCGCGTGATCGGGCTGACGGCGACGCCCTACCGGATGAAGACCGGCACGATCTGCGGCCCCGAGTCGGTGCTTCACGAAGTGTGCTTCGAGGCGGGCGTGCGCGAGCTGATCGTGCAGGGCTACCTCTGCCCGCTCAGGAGCAGGGCCGGCAAGGCCACCGCCGACACCAGCGACATCCACGTGCGGGGCGGCGAGTTCGTAGCGGGCGAGCTTGAGGACCGCATGGACGAGGACGCGCTGGTCGAGGCCGCGTGCGCCGAGGTCGTGGCGGCAACGGCGGACCGGCGGAGCGTACTGCTCTTCTGCTCGGGCGTCCGTCACGGCGAGCACGTCGCGCGTGTGCTCCGCGAGAGGCACGGGGCCGAATGCGGCTTCGTCGAGGGCGGCACGCCCGCGAAGGAGCGTGACGCGCTGATCGCCCGCTTCAAGGCGGGCGACCTGAAGTACCTGGCCAACGTGAACGTGCTGACGACGGGCTTTGATGCCCCGAATGTCGACTGCGTGGCGATGCTGCGCCCGACGATGAGCCCCGGGCTCTACTACCAGATGGTCGGCCGAGGCTTCCGGCTGGCCGAGGGGAAGACCGACTGCTTGGTGCTGGACTTCGGCGGCAACGTGCTTCGGCACGGCCCGGTCGATGCGATCCGGCTGGCGGACACCAAGGATGCCTCGGGTGAAGCCCCCGCCAAACAGTGCCCCGAGTGCGATGCGCTGATCCACGCCGCCTACGCCGTCTGCCCCGAGTGCGGGCACAAGTTCCCGCCTCGGCAGGTCGAGCACACGGCCGTCGCGTCGGACGCGTCGGTCGTGTCGGGTGCGGATGCGCCGGCGCGGCGGGACGAGCGCGTGATCGAAGTCTCGTACTTCGTCCACCACAAGCGTAGCGATCCCCTGGCCAAGCCCACCATGCGGGTCGAGTACCGCATCGGCTTCAACCGCTGGGTGCGGGAGTGGATCTGCCTGGAGCACCCCGAGGGCGGGTACGCCCGCAGGAAGGCCGAGCAGTGGTGGCGGCAGCGCTCAAACGACCCGCTGCCCGGATCGGTCGAGGAGGCGGTGGAGTGGGCCGAGGCCGGCGCGGTCGCGCCCACGCTGCGCATCACGGTCGAGAAGAAGCCGGGCGACGAGTGGGAGCGCATCGTCGGCTACGACCTGGGCGAGAAGCCGCCGCGGCTTGAGTCGTGCGACGACCTCCCCGACGAGCCTCGCGCGCCGGCCGGTGTCGGCGCGGGCAGCACCTTTGGCATCCCCGACGACGAGATCCCATTCTGATGGCCGAGGGCAGACCCAATCTCAACGGGAGCCTTCGCGCTCACGCGTCCGCCTGCGTGGCCGCGGGGCTCTGTGCCCTGCCGGCCCTGCGACGCGGCGATGAGAAGCGCGTGGCGCTGCGGGCATGGAAGCCGTACCAGAAGCGCCTGCCGACGGACCAGGAGCTTGGCTCTTGGTTCTCTCCGGCCGGTGAGGACGTGGTGACGGACGGGGCGATGTGCCTGGTGTGCGGGTCGGTCTCCGGCAACCTGGAGATGATCGACTTCGACAACTGGGACGGCGGCGGCGGCGAGGCGTTCGGGGCGTGGCGCGAGGCCGTCGAGGCGGCCGCGCCCGGGCTGGTCGATCGCCTGGTGATCGAGACCACGCCCTCGGGCGGGCGGCACGTCGTGTACCGCTGCGCGGAGCCCGTGTCGGGCAACACCAAGCTCGCCCAGCGTCGCATGGAGGTTGGCACCGACGAGCCCGTCGTCATCGGGAGCAAGGAGTACACGCCCCGGCGCGACGCCAGCGGCGCGTGGGTCGTCACGGTGACCATCATCGAGACGCGCGGCGAGGGCGGACTCTTCCTGTGCGCGCCCTCGGCGGGCTACGCGCTCGTGCAGGGCGATCTGTGCCGCCCGCCGATCGTGAGCGCCGACGAGCGGGACGTACTGCTCGGCTGCGCCCGGGCGCTGAACGAGACGCCGGCGGAGGTGGTGGGCCAGGCCGGTGCCCCGAGCGAGGGAGGCCTGCGGCCGGGCGACGACTTCAACGACCGAGGCGATCCACGCGAGATCCTGCTCCGGCACAGCTGGACGCTTGTGAAGTCGGGCGAGAACGAGCACTGGCGTCGGCCCGGCAAGGCGGCCGGCACCAGCGCGACGCTGAAGGACCGCGTCTTCTACGTCTTCTCGACGAACGCTGCGCCATTCGAGGCGCACAAGGGGTACTCGCCGTTCGCGATCTACGCGCTCCTCGAACACCACGGCGACTTCGCGGCCGCGGCGTCGGCGCTGGCGGCCGAGGGCTACGGCTCGCGCGAGCACGCGACCGGCGTCGACCTCTCGGTGTTCATGACTGACCCGCCGGCGAAGGCGGCCTCGCCATTCGAGCCATGCCCCGTGGCCGTGGGCGAACTCGTCGCGGCGTACCCGAAGCTCCGAGACCCGGTCATCCACGGCCTGCTCCGCGCCGGCGAGACGATGAACGTCATCGCCAGCCCCAAGACCGGCAAGAGCTGGCTCACGCTCGACCTTGCGATCGCGGTCGCGACCGGGCGGCCGTGGCTGGGGCGATACCAGACCGAGTCCGGGCCGGTGCTGATCATCGACAACGAGCTGCACCGCGAGACCAGCGCCCACCGGCTGCCGAAGGTCGCCCAGGCCCGGGGCGTGGCGATGCGTGAGATCGCCGAGCGGATCTTCGTGGACAACCTCCGCGGCCGGCTCCAGGACATCTTCACGCTCGCGCCGTACTTCGAGTCGCTCGAGCCCGGCCGGTACAAGGTCATCGTCCTCGACGCCTTCTACCGCTTCATGCCCGCCGGCGGCGACGAGAACGACAACGGCACGATGGCCAACATCTACAACCGCATCGACGCCTTCGCCGACCGGCTGGGCTGCTGCTTCGTACTCATCCACCACTCGACCAAGGGCAGCCAGAGCGGCAAGAGCGTGACCGACGTCGGGGCCGGGGCGGGCGCGCAGTCCCGGGCCACCGACACGCACCTCGTCCTGCGGCCGCACGAGGAAGACGGCGTGGTCGTGCTGGATGCGGCCGTGCGATCGTGGCCGCCCATCGATCCGACCTGCCTGCGCTGGGACTTCCCGGTGTGGTCGGTCGATGGGACGCTCGACCCGGGCTCGCTCAAGAACGAGCGGCCGGGCAAGAAGAAGGAGCAGGTCCAGAAGACGGCCAAGCCGGGAGAGCCGTCGTGGGACGTGGAGCGGTTCGTGGCGGAGTTCATCTCCGCCGAGCCGGCCAGCAAGGCTCAGATCCGCGAGTCGGCCAAGGGCGAGCCGGGTCTGTCGTGGCGTCGCGTCGCGGATCTGCTCGACATCGCCGAGACCCGTGGGCTCGTCCACCGCTGGCGCGTCGGCAGCGCTCACCGCGTGCTGTTCGCAACCGTGCCGCAGCCGGTCTCCGGCGAGGGGGCCGGGTCATGACTGCGGCTGCGCGGCACATCAAGTCTCGCTCGTGCGCGCACCCGCTTGAGCGCTCCGCCGAAGCGCTCAAGCGAGCGGAATCGGCTCAGCGCGGGGTTTCGCTCGTGCGCGCGCACACCCCCCATACCCCCCAGGGGCGGGCGCTCAAGCGCCGCCCCCGGCCGCTTGTGCGCGTGCGCTCGAGCGCTCCAGCGAGCGAGCGGCGCGGACGGCCCGCGACGTTGGCCCGTGTGGCGTCCGGCCCGCGGGAGGCGACCGCCGTCCCGCCCGCCCGTCTGGCGGCACACGGGCCAACGTGGGCCAACAGGGTGGGAGGGGGCGGATTGTGGGTAACTGGGCAAGGCGGGGAGGGGCGGCCTAGGTACTTCCCAGGGGGGATAGCCAGCCGACGCCGCCGGGAACAGCCGCAATCCCCGACAGAGTTTGTTTCGCCTGTCCTGTCCGATCCCCACACCCGCGCCCGCTTGGCCACGAGCCGCCCCACGCTAGCCCGTGTCGCGCCCGGCGGCGCACCCCCGAACCACCCCGCGATCGCGCCACCCAGCCCCGCACGGGCGAACGTCGCCCGTTGGTCCGCTGGCCTGCTGGCCCCAATCCGCAATCCCGAAGCACGGAGGCTCCTGCCATGAAGATCGAACTGCGCTCCCTCAAGGACATCCAGCCGTACGAGAACAACCCCCGCGTCAACGACGGGGCGGTCGACGCCGTGGCCGCCTCGCTGCGCGAGTTCGGCTTCCGCCAGCCGATCGTGGTGGACACCGCGGGCGTCATCGTCTGCGGGCACACGCGGTACAAGGCGGCGCTCAAGCTCGGGCTGGAGCAGGCCCCCGTCCACGTCGCCAAGGACCTCACGCCCGCGCAGATCAAGGCGTACCGGATCGCCGACAACAAGAGCGGCGAGCTGGCCGAGTGGGACTTCGACCTGCTACCCATCGAGCTCGGAGAACTCCAGGCGATGGACTTCGACCTCGCTTCGCTCGGCTTCGACGAGAAGGAACTCGCCAAGCTGCTCAGCGCCGGCGGCAACGAGGGGCTCACCGATCCCGACGAGGTGCCTTCGCCGCCCGATGAGGCGACCACGCGCCCGGGCGACCTGTGGATCCTCGGCAAGCACCGCCTGCTGTGCGGCGACAGCGGGAGCGTGGCCGACCTCGACCGGCTGCTCGACGGCCAGCCGATCCACCTGGTCAATACCGACCCGCCGTACAACGTGAAGGTCGAGCCGCGCAGCAACAACGCCATCGCGGCGGGCAACAGCTCGTTCAGCAAGGCGGGCGGCAAAGGGGCCGGGAAGGCCCAGACCCACCACCAGAAGCTCGACCTCGCGCGGCACCCGGAAAAGGCCAAGCCGACCGGCAGCAAGATGCGGGCGAAGGACCGGCCGCTGGCGAACGACTTCGTGACCGACGACGAGTTCGACCTGCTGCTCGCGGCGTGGTTCGGGAACATCGCCCGCGTGCTCATCCCCGGCGGCGGCTTCTACATCTGGGGCGGCTACGCCAACTGCGCCAACTACCCGCCCGTGCTCAAGGCGTGCGAGCTGTACTTCAGCCAGGCGATCATCTGGATCAAGGAGCACCCCGTCCTGACCCGCAAGGACTTCATGGGCAACCACGAGTGGTGCTTCTACGGCTGGCGAGAGGGCGCGGCGCACCGGTTCTTCGGCCCCGCCAACGTGCCCGACACGTGGTCGGTCAAGAAGGTCAACCCGCAGAGCATGGTCCACCTGACCGAGAAGCCGGTCGAGTTGGCCGCACGGGCGATCCAGTACTCGTCTGAGCCCGGCGAGAACGTGCTCGACCTCTTCGGCGGCTCGGGCTCGACGCTCATCGCCTGTGAGCAGCAGGGCCGGCGCGGGTTCCTGATGGAACTCGACCCCTTGTACTGCGACGTGATCGTGCAGCGGTGGGAGCAGTTCACGGGCAAGAAGGCCGAGCGAGTTCCGGCGAGCGCTGTGGCCGAAGAGAAAGCCCCGGCGGGTGCCGAGGCGTGAGGGAGGGGTGCGCGATGCGATCAGTCGCCCGGGCACTTCTCCCGGAGAGCGTGGTACTCGGTCATGGCGTCCTCGAAGGCGGCGTTGCCGGCGGCGGCGTGGTTGCGCCCGCCCGCCGGGACCACCACGCCGCGCTCCTTCAGGAACGCGAAGGCCACGGCCGCCTGGGTCCAAGGGACGTCGGCCGTGTGGCGGAGGTCCTCGAGGTTGAAGGGGCTCGTCGCCTCATCGACGGCGTAGGCGACTGCCTTCAGGGCGTCGGCCGGGCAGCGGTGCTGGTACGGCTCGCCCCGACGGGGGATGACGCTCCGAACCAGCGCCCCGGAGTCGTCGATGCTGAAGGTCTCGTCGCGCTCTCCGGCGGCCGGCTCGCGGCAGGCGCTGACCGCATGGGCGAGTTCGTCCCACTCCTCGGTCGTCAGCATCTGGTCCTCGCGAGCGCCGAGCAGGCGCTCGGCGGCCTCGAGGAGTGCTTCGAGTTGGGATCGGGGCACCCGCACGGCTCAGGCCCCCTTCCCGGCGGCGGCGAACAGGCCGCGGTCGGTCTTGCGGAAGCGGGCCGCGTCGCCCTTCCTGGCGATCTCGCGGATGATCGCGGCGTAGAGCGTGGCGTGCGGCGTCTTGCCGTCGGACTTCCAGCCCGCGGCGATCGCCCGCTCGGCGATGGCCTTGGCGGCCAGCGGCTCGCCCGCGTCGGCCAGGACCTTGGCCGCCAGATCCAGGCCGCTGGGGCGCTTCGGCGTCGCGTCCTTCGCCGGCTTCTTGGCCCGCGCCGGCTTGCCGCCCTTCACCTTCGCGTCGAGCGTCCGCTCGGTGGTGGCCGCGCCCTCGGCCCGGGCTGCGCTGGCGGACATGCGCGGGGCCTTCTTCGCCGGCGTCTTCCTCGCGGCCGCCTTCTTGGCGATCGGCTTCGTATTGGTCGTCTTCTTGGCCATATCGATGCTCCTTTCGGGTCAGGAAACAGCGAAGCCCGCGACGAGCGGGCTTCAGGGGAGGGGTCGGATCTCAATGTCCCGGTTGCAGGCCGGGCAGGTGATTCGCTTGGGCGGCGCTGCTCGCCGCCCCGCCTCGTAGGCCCGCTCGAGAGCCTGCTTGATGCTCCAGACCGCCAGGTCGTGGAAATCGAGGCGGTCGCTCTTGCGGGTCTCGAGCGTCTCGAGGCTCAGCGCCTCGCGGGCGATGGTCGCCAGGGTTGTGTCTCGTGTGGTGTGTCGTGGCGTGCTCATGGTCGTCGTCTCCGTTGGGGCTACCGCTCAGTTCGCGTCCGCGCCCTCGGCCTCGGCGAGAAAGTCCTCGACGCGCTCCCGCTCGATCCCGCTCATGAACATCACCAACTCAATCAGCCCGTCGCGCACCCGCCCAAGGTCGCCCGGATAGCCCCAGTGGCTCTCGGCGAGCGCGGCCCGCTTGGCGTGGGCGTCGAGCTCCATCTGCAGCACGTCGACCAGGCGGGCGATGTCGGCGCTGCGCTTCGCGTAGGCCTGCTTGGCGGTCTGGTTGGTCGTCTGTCCCTTGGTCATGGCGTGGTCTCCTACGGGTCCTCTATGCCGCGGGGAGCCGCCCCGCGTGGGTCACATGAAGCCATGAGATCCGGCCGAAGGGAAGGCGCTCTGGCCTTGATTTGCAGATGTTTTCGAGAATCTGCCGCCCTCCGGCGCGAAGGTCCGGGAGGTGTGGCATGACTCCCGAACACGCGCCTAGCGACACGGGCCAGCAGCGCCTCAACCCCGCCGCCATGTCCTCGGCCGACGCCGCCCGCGTGCTGACGCGCCTGGGCGGCCAGCCCATCGGCGAGGCCATGCTGCGCGCGGACATCGACGCGGGCGCGCCGATCAACGCCGACGGGACGATCAACCTCGTGCACTACGCCGCGTGGCTCGTGCAGCAGATGAACGCCGGGGGTGGCCGTGGCGAGTGACCCGCGCAAGATCGATCCCCCCAAGCTCGATCCGAGGTCGCTCAAGCCCTCGGAGACATGCCGCCTGCTGAACTCGACCCCGCTGGGCGAGGTCATCAGCGAGCGGCAGCTGCACCGCCACCGCACGCGGGCGGGCTTCCGGATCGGCGATGGCAAGACGGTCGACCTGTTCCGCTACGTCGCCTGGCTGGTGGCGACGCGGCACGAGCCAAGGCTCAAGCCGAGCCAGGACGAACTCTCCGGCTACGACGCCGTGCGCGAGCGAGCCCGGGAGCGCAACAAGGCGTTGTCGCTTTCGGGCCGGAACATCGGCGAGCTGCCGCCCGTCGGCGACCCCGAACGGAAGCGCCGCTGCACCGAGTCATTCAAGGCCTTCTGCGATACCTACTTCCCGCAGACCTTCCACCTGCCGTGGTCGGACGACCACCTCAAGGTCATCGCCAAGCTGGAGACGGCGGTGCTCGAGGGCGGGCTGTTCGCGATGGCCATGCCGCGCGGCAGCGGGAAGACCACGCTCTGCGAGACGGCCTGCCTCTGGGCCATCCTCATCGGGGCGCGCCCGTTCGTCTGCTTGATCGGCTCGGACGAGGAACACGCCGCGTCGATGCTGGAGAGCATCAAAAGCGAGCTGGAGAACAACGAGCTGCTGCTCGACGACTTCCCCGAAGCGTGCCACCCGATCCGCTGCCTGGAGGGCATCCACCAGCGGGCCTCGGGCCAGCTCTACAAGGGCGAGCCGACGCACATCGGGTGGACCGCCAAGGAGATCGTGCTGCCGACAATTGAGGGCTCAGCGGCGTCGGGCGCGATCATCGCGGTGGCGGGGATCACCGGGCGCATCCGCGGCATGAAGCGCAAGCGTCCCGATGGTCAGAGCGTCCGCCCGTCGCTGGTGCTGATCGACGACCCGCAGACGGACGAGTCGGCGCGCAGCCCGAGCCAGTGCGCGGCTCGGGAGCGGGTGCTCGCCGGGGCGATCCTCGGGCTCGCCGGACCGGGCCAGAAGATCGCCGGGCTTATGACGGTGACGGTCGTTCGCCCCGACGACCTGGCCGACCGGATCCTCGACCGCGACAAGCACCCCCAGTGGCAGGGTGAGCGGACGCGGATGGTCTACTCGTTCCCGACCAACGAAGCGCTGTGGGCCAGGTACGCCGAGACCCGGGCCGAGGGGCTGCGGGCCGATCGCGGCCTGGGGCAGGCGACCGCCTTCTACAAGCGCAACCGCAAGAAGATGGACGAGGGTGCCTCGGTCGCGTGGCCAGCACGGTTCAACCACGACGAACTGAGCGCCGTCCAGCACGCGATGAACCTCAAGCTCCAGGACGAGGCGGCATTCTGGGCCGAGTACCAGAACGAGCCGCTGCCCGAGGTCGCGGCCGACGACGACCTGCTGACACCCGAGCAGATCGCGGCCAAGACCAACGGCATGCCGCGGTCCGTCGCGCCCATCGGCTGCACGCGGGCGACGGCGTTCATCGACGTGCAGGGCAAGCTGCTGTTCTGGCTCGTCGCGGGCTGGGAGGACGACTTCACCGGCTATGTGCTCGACTACGGCGCGTGGCCGGACCCCAATCAGCAGTACTTCTCGTTGCGGGACGCCCGTCGAACGCTCCTGACCGAGTTCCCGCGGGCGGGCCAGGAGGGCGCGATCTACGCCGGGCTCGAGGCGTTGACCGGCGACCTGCTCGGCAAGGCGTGGCGGCGCGACGACGGGACCGACCTGCGCATCGAGCGCTGCCTGATCGACGCGAACTGGGGTCAGTCATCGGACGTGGTCTACCAGTTTTGCCGCCAGTCGGCCCACGCGGGGATCGTCATGCCCAGCCACGGCCGGTACGTCGGGGCGAGCAGCATCCCCTTCAGCGACTACAAGCGCAAGCGCGGCGAGCGGGTCGGGCTCAACTGGCGCGTGCCGCTGGTGGCCGGCAAGCGGGCCGTCCGGCACGTGCTCTTCGACACCAACTACTGGAAGAGCTTCGTCCACGCCCGGCTGGCGGTGCCCATGGGTGACCCCGGGTGCCTGTCGCTCTTCGGGCGCGAGGCCGGGCGGCACCGGTTGCTCGCCGACCATCTGACCAGCGAGTACCGGATCAAGACCGAGGGCCGGGGCCGGACAGTCGACGAGTGGAAGCTGCGGGTCGCCGGCATCGACAACCACTGGCTCGACTGCCTGGTCGGGTCAGCCTTGGCGGCATCGATGCAGGGGGCGGTGCTGTTCGGGACGGACCAGCGGGCCAAGCCGAAGCCGCGCGTCAGGTTGTCCGAGCTCCGGAGGGCGAAGGCGTGAACCGCGCGGCTGCGACATCGCGACCAGGTGAGCAAGAGTACGGCCTGCGCTGTCCGTCGTGCGGCTGCGGTCACTGGCGTGTGATTTACACGCGACCGCGCTCGGGCGGCCGCCTTGTGCGCCGGCGCGAGTGCCGTCACTGCGGCAAAGCTGTCATCACGACGGAGAAACTCAACGGAAAATGAGCCCCGAGTTCCATATGCGTAACGATCTGCGTGAGAAACAGGAGCAGCGCATGACGAGCGCCCAGTGTTGACGTAGAACATCCGCAGACATCCAGGCCGGGCTTCCCGGAGGCAAACGGTGTGCGGCTGATCCCCGACCACCGCCGAGCCAGCAAGTGACACGCCGTGCAGGGCTGCACCCCTGTGCGGCGTTGTGCTTTTTGGCCTCGCCTTCGGGAACCCCGGCCTGGTGCAAGGACGCACCGTATGCCGGAACCGCCGGACAACCTGAATGAGGCCATCCGCGACAACGCCGCGGGACCCAAGCGGGCTCAAGGCGATGCCGGGAGCGTCGAGCAGCACCCGCTGCGGGACCAGATCGAGGCCGACCGGTACCTGGCGAGCAAGCAGGCGTCGGCCCGCCCGGCGCGTGCGCTGCGCCTGACTCGCCTCGTGCCGCCCAGCGCGGCCGGGGAGGGGGGCGGCTGATGCTGGGCCTGCTCCGATCCAAGTCCGCTCCGGGACCCAAGCCTCTATCGCACCGCGCAGGCGTGGTTCGGCGCATGCTGCGGGCCGGGTTCGACTCGGCCATGACGAACGACGGCAACCGCCGCCACTGGGAGCACGCGGACGGGCTGAGCGCCGACGCAGCGGCGTCGCCCGAGGTCCGGCGGGTGCTCCGCAACCGGGCGCGGTACGAGACCGCCAACAACGCCTACGCCAAAGGCATCGTGCTCACGCTCGCCAACGACGTGGTGGGCACCGGGCCGCGACTGCAACTGCTCACCGAGGATGACGCCGCCAACGAGCGGATCGAGCGCTCGTTCTTGGCGTGGGCCAAGGCGGTGGGGCTGCCCGAGAAGCTCCGCACGATGCGGGCGGCGCGGGCGACGGACGGCGAGGTCTTCGCCGTGCTGGTCAGCAACCCGCACCTGCCGGGGCCGGTGAAGCTCGACCTTCGTCTGGTCGAGGCGGATCAGGTCACCACGCCCGATCTTTCGGTTCTCGACGAGGGCGCGGTAGACGGGATCGTCTTCGATGCGTTCGGCAACCCCGTCGAGTACCACTTGCTCAAAAGCCATCCCGGCGACGCCCGGTCGGGCTACCTGGGGATCGAGTACGACCGCGTGCCCGCCGCGTCCGTGATCCACTACTACCGCGCGGACCGGCCCGGTCAGAGCCGCGGCATTCCCGACATCACGCCCGCGCTCCCACTGTTTGCGCAGCTCCGCCGGTACACGCTGGCGGTGATCGCCGCGGCGGAAACGGCCGCGGACTTCGCCGGCATCCTATACACCGATGCGCCGGCCAACGGCGAGGCCGAGAGCGTCGAGCCGATGGACGCGATCGAGCTCGAGGCCCGCTCGCTGCTGACAATGCCGGGCGGCTGGAAGATGTCCCAGGTCCAGGCCGAGCAGCCGTCGACCACCTACGCAGAGTTCAAGCGTGAGATCCTGAGCGAGATCGCCCGGTGCCTGAACATGCCCGTAAGCGTGGCTTCCGGGGACTCGTCCCGGCACAACTACGCCTCGGGGCGGCTCGATCACCAGACGTACTTCAAGACCATCCGCGTCGAGCAGGACCACCTCGCGTGTCTGACGCTCGACCGCATCCTGGCCGCGTGGCTACGCGAGGCCGTGCTCGTGAGCGACCTGCTCCCGCTCCGCCAGCGCACGCAGATCGCCCGGGGCGACGGTCTTGCGCACCAGTGGTTCTGGGACGGGACCGAGCACGTCGATCCCGCGAAGGAAGCCAACGCGCAGGCGACACGCCTGGCGTCCAACACCACCACCCTCGCCAGCGAGTACGCCCGGCAGGGTCGCGACTGGGAGACCGAGCTCCGCCAACGGGCCAAGGAAGTCGCGCTGATGAAGGAGCTCGGCCTGACCACCGACCAATCCGCCCCGCTCGCACCAGCCGACGGACGCCGCGAGGAGGACGACGATGCCGAATGACCGCCCGTTGAACCTGTGCGCGCCGATCGAGCGTTGGGTCGAGGCCGGGGCCGCCGATGCCGGCGACGCGCCGGCGCTGCGGCGGTTCTCGATGACGGCCTACACCGGCGGCGCGATGGTGTTGGCGGGCTGGCCGCACCCCGTCGTGGTTGATCTCGCCGGACTCGAGGTCGCAGGCGGCGGTCTCAAGAGCCGTCCGATCCTCAAGGACCACAACCGCTCGCTGATCGTGGGCCACACCGACTCGATCCGCGTCGAGGGTTCGCAGCTGCTGGTCTCCGGAGTGGTCTCCGGGGCCGGTCCCGTCGCTCGCGAGATCGTCGAGAGCAGCCGCAACGGCTTCCCGTGGCAGGCATCGCTCGGCGCGACCGGCCGGCAGATGGAGTTCGTGCCGCGGGGCAAGAAGGCCCTCGTCAACGGCCGCGAGTTCGAGGGGCCGGTCCATATCGCACGCCGGAGTGTGCTGGGCGAAGTCAGCTTCGTCGCCCTCGGCGCGGACGACAACACCAGCGCGGCCGTCGCCGCCAGCGCACCCGAAGCACCCGTCAAGGAGGACGCCATGACGTTCGAGCAGTGGCTTGAGGCCAAGGGCTTTGACCGTGCCTCGCTCACCGACACGCAGTCGACCAGCCTCCGGGCGATGTTCGACGTCGAGCAGGCGGCGGCAGCCGGCCAGGAAGATCAGCCCGGGGCGGGCGATGACACGGACGTCGTCGCCCGTATTCGGGCCGAGACCGCCGCGGAGACCCGCCGCATCGCGGAAGTGCGGCGGATCTGCGCGGGGCGGCACGCCGACCTCGAGGCGAACGCGATCGCGGACGGCTGGGACGCCACGCGCACCGAACTGGAGGTCCTGCGGGCCGAGCGGCCGGCGCTCACGAGCGGCGGCGTGCGGCGGGACGCCGATCATGCCCAGGCAGGCCGCGCCATCGAGGCCGCCCTTTGCCTGTCGTCGGGCCTGCCCGAGAAGCAGGTCGGCCAGTGGTACGACGAGAAGACCATGAACGCCGCCCTGGCCGGCGACCTGCGCGGCGCGGGGCTGCACACGCTCATGTACGAGACCATCCGAGCAGCCGGCGATCACATCCGCCCGGGCCGGGTGGACAACGAGACGATCCGCGCGGCGTTCGCGGCCGACCGTCGGCTGATCCAGGCCGCGGCGGGCTTCAGCACGGTCTCGCTCTCGGGCATTCTGTCGAACGTCGCCAACAAGACCATGCTCGCGGCGTACACCGCGGTTGAGAGCGTCGTGGCGATGTTCAGCGCCGAGACGGACGTGAACGACTTCAAAGAGGTCACCCGCTACCGGCTGACCGGCAACGGCGTGTTCGAGAAGGTCGGCCCGGACGGCGAGCTCAAGCACGCAGGGCTGTCCGAGCAGTCCTACACCAACAAGGTCGAGACCTACGGGCGCATGATCGCGCTGACGCGGCAGATGATGATCAACGACGACCTGGGGGCATTCCTCCAGATCCCCCGCATCATCGGCCGTATGTCAGCGCTCAAGCGCGAGGAGGCGGTGTTCGAGCTGCTGCTCTCGAACCCCGGAACGTTCTTTAGCGCCGGCAACAAGAACTTCGTCTCGGGCGCGGACACGGCGCTGTCGATCGACGCGCTGACCAAGGCCGAGCAGCTGTTCCTGGACCAGACCGACAGCGAGGGCAAGCCGATCCTGCTCACCCCGGCGGTGCTGCTCGTGCCTTCGTCGCTCAAGGTCGCGGCCCAGGTGCTCATGACCGAGACGCGGGTGAACGAGACGACCTCGGCGGACAAGCCCAAGCCTGCCGTCAACCCGCACGCGGGCAAGTGGAAGCCGGTGGCCTCCCCCTACCTCAACGCCCAGGGTCTCACGGGCGGGAGCGCCAAGGCGTGGTACCTCTTCGCCAATCCGGCCGACGTGGCGGCGATCGAGATCGCGTACCTGCGCGGCAAGCGCACGCCCACCATCGAGAGCGGCGACACCGACTTCAACACGCTCGGCATGCAGTGGCGCGGCTACTTCGACTTCGGCGTTGCCATGCAGGACTTCCGGGCGGCGGTCAAGAGCAAGGGCGAGGCGTAAGCCACCATGGGCGACGTCATCGAGGGCGGCGGCGAGATCGAACCAGGCGAGCCGGGCGGCGAGCCCGGCTCCGGAGGATCACAGATGTCCACGACGAAGTTCGTACACGAGGGCGCGGCCATCGACTACACCCCCGGGGCCGACATCCCCGCGGGCACGGTCGTCGTGCAGGGCGACCTGGTCGGAACGACCCGGGTCGATCTCAAGGCCAACCAGCTCGGCTCGCTGGCGGTGCAGGGAGTCTTCGACTTCCCCAAGGCCGCCGGGGCGGGCACGGCCTTCACCGTCGGCACGCTGGCGTACTGGGACGCGACCAACAAGGTCGCCACCAAGACGGCCTCGGGCAACAAGGTGATCGGCAAGGCGGTGCGCGCCGCGGCGGATGCCGACACCACCGTGCGTATCCGCATGTCGCAGTGACGACAGTCCGGAGTCTGGAGTCCGGAGTCTGGAGCAGGATGCCTGCGAACTTCGGGCTGCGGACTCCGGACTCCGGACTGATGTGTGACCTGCTCGAACAGGGCGCGGCGTTCCTGGATGTCCAGCGGCATCGGCACATGAGCCGCACCGTGGTCTACAGGCGCGGGGGAGACGAGAAGGAAGTCCAGGCCACCATCGGCCGCACCGAGTTCGAGCAGGCCGACGAGGCAGGGCTGATCCACCGCGTCGAGTCGCGGGACTTCCTGATCCGCGCGGCGGACCTGGACCTGGGCTCTGGGCCGATCCAGCCCAAGGCCGGCGATCAGGTGCGAGAGCAGGCCGGGACGCAGGTGCTGGTGTATGAGGTGAACGCGCCCGGCGGGCAGCCGCCCTGGCGATTCAGCGACCCGTACCGGCGAGTGATGCGGGTTCACACGAAGTTCGTGGGCACGGAGGCGTGATGACGGGAGCAAGCGCACAGAACGGCACCAACGGCGGCAAGGCCTCGCTGCGCGTCCAGTGGGCGGGGATCATCGTCACGATCCTGCTCGCGGCGGGCGCGATGACCGTCCAGTGGGGCGTGGTGACCGCCAAGCTCCAGCAGGTGGAGAAGCGCCTGGACGAACTGATCGTTGAGGCCCGGGCCCTGCGCACCGAGTACCAGGCGATCGAGCGGCGGGTGTCGTACCTCGAAGGGCGGCTCAACGGAGCGGGGGGGAGGGGTGGCCAGTGAGCACCATCGCCGCCATCGCCGACGCGGTCGCCGCGCACATCAACGCCGGGACGTACTCGCGCCCGGTGAGCGCCGAGCGGATGTACCAGCCCTCCTTCACGCTGGAGGACCTCAAGGACCTGCGCGTGTCGGTGGTGCCGCGGACGGTCGGCATCTCCGCCGCCAGCCGCGACAGCAGCATCGTCGAGTGCGTCATCGATGTGGGCACGATCTTGTCCGCCAGCATGGATGCTACTCGGCGCCGTCGTTCTGCGGCGTGCGCTCAGGCTTCGTCGGGGACACACAAAGCCCGATGGTCAGCACTGCGAGCGCGTGGAAGCACGCTCTCAACAGCGTCTCCGTCCAGGCCGTGCTTCCCGCCGCGAGCGCCCGTTCCACGACAACCGCAACCCCCAGCGTGAGCCCGGCGAGGACGACGGACAGCAGCGTGGACGCGGCAAGCCGTCCGACCGCGAGCGAGTCCGGACCTCCCGTGCTTCGGACGCTCATGGAGTGACGCACGAGCGCGAGCACCAAGACCCCCACCATCGCGCCGAATCCCCATGCCGGCACGTGCAGCGGCGGGCGGGAGGCGGCGTTGGCGGTACCCCACACGAACATCGTCGCCACCCCGAGCACGGCGCCGAGTAGGCGGGTGAGCATCGCGGCACCTCCGATCAGATGAACTCTTCCGCGAACGCCCAGATGATCGCGCCGATCAGCCAGATCCATCCCACGACGGGGATGAACTTGGCGAGGATTTTCCCGACCACCTTGGCCGCGGCGGCACGCCCGATGCGCCTCGCAAGACGCTCGAAGAACTCGCTCGAAATAATGATGTCCAGCAGCTTCTTGAGCAACGCCCGAACGCGCTTCCAATCGCGCCGCGTGATCGCCTCTCCGAGGTCCTTCAGGATGTTGCCCCAGCCTTCCTGGAGAACGGCCAGGAATGCTTCGTAGAACTCGGTCACGCCGAGAATGGCGAGGATCTTCGCCAGCGCCTTGCGGGCAAGGTCCTCCGGCCCCATGGCCGCCACCCAGCTCGGCACGACAAGCTTGAGATCGGGAACCTCGACCGACAGTTGCTGTTCTGTCTGGGCCACCAGGGCCTCGAATGCGCTGTAGTTCAGGCAGGTCCAGTCGTAGACGTCGATCTTCTCCCCTTCGACGGTGATGGTCGCGGCCGTATCGATGCCGATGCTCTGCGCGAACTCCTTGACGAACGCCTTGATCTCGCAGGCGTAGTCAAAGAACGCTGCGGTCTGGGTGTGGCTCGCCTTGGCCGTACCCGGCAAGGACTGGTCCATGTCGACCGCGCGATTCACCAGATCGCTGAGGAAGAGCTTCCCTTCCCATGCCGGAAACGGCTTGTATAGGCTCAGGAGCTCGACGGCGAACTTGGACGTTGCAGCCAT